ATTGTAATCGTAGTTGCTGATGGAAAAATCGCAGATATGAAAGAGATTGAAGCTGAGGCTGAAGCTTCTGAGCAAGTTGAAGAAGTAATGGCCGAAGATGATGCTGCTCCTGCTGCTGATGCTCCTGTTGAAGATGAAAGAGCTGTACTGCTTGCTAAGATTGACGAGCTAGAAGCTAAGATTGAGGCGCTAGAAGCGAAGATTGACGGAGCTGCTACTGAAGAAGAAGACTTTACTGCTACTGAAAAAGACGTATACACAAAAATTTCTGAGCTACGTGGTGTATTTAATGCTGAGAAGCGTTTTATATCAAACTCACAAAACTAAACACAATAATAAAATAAAAACAATACAATGAAAAAATTCGAATTCTCAATTACCGACAACACTACGTATGCTGGAAAAGACTTAATTGACTTTTACTCTAAGGCACTACTTAGTGGTCCTTCAAAAGGAACGTTTCGCGTAATACCTGGTGTTAAGAGCAAGGTAAATGTGCCGAGATATGATGTAGGTTCAATAATTAAAGATGCAAGCTGCGCTTGGTCTTCAACAGGTGAGGGAACACTCTCTCAAAAGCAACTAGAGGCTTGTTCAAAAGACATTCAACTTGAATTGTGTTCAACAACTTTTGAAAACAACTTCCTTTCGGAGTATTTAAGAGCTGGTTCTAACACAGGTGAAGCTGCTCCTGCTCAATTCGTCGACTATATGATTGGTGAAGTTGGAAAAAAGGTTCAGAATGACCTAGAGATTGCTGTATGGCAAGGTGACGTAACAGGTTCAACTTACCCACAAAACATTTGTGACGGTGTGTTGAAGATTGCTGACGTTGATGATGACGTTATTGTTGCTACTGCAACTGTATCTGCTTTGACTGCGGCTAACGTTGTTGGTCAAATGCAAATTATCTACAACGCTATTCCTGCAACTGTTATTTCGAGTGAAAACTTGAAGTTCTATGTTTCAACAAACGTTTTCAAGCTTTACCAGCAAGCTATCGCAAATGCTTCTAGCGAAGCATACTACGTAGGTGCTAAAGAGCCTAACTTCCTCGGTATTCCTTTGCTTTTGGCACCAGGTCTACCTGCAGAAAGAATAGTAGCGGCTGACTCTCAAAACTTGACATTGGTTACTGACCTATTGTCTGATGAAGAGCAACTTTCTATCATTCCGCAGTTTGATAAGACAGGAGTACGTACAGTACGTATTGTTGGTAACTTCAAGTTTGGAGTTAACTACTTGGTTTCTGAAGAAGTTGTTACATACAACACTCTTTAATCATAATTCACTCAATTAAAAATCTATCTACGCCCTAAGAGAATAGTCTCTTGGGGCAAAGATACAAAAAAACTAACAACAATGAGTTTTTGTAACACATTAGAAGAGATAGCAAAAAGTTGCAGTGGTAACACGGGTGGTATTGTAAGTGCTTGGATTAATAATGGGGCAATTTATGACGCCGTAACAACTGACGCTACGTCTTTGGTTACAGGTGTTACTCTTTTGTCAGCTGTAACGTCTTTCGTTCAGTTCGCATTCAACCCTAACACTTCAAATTACGTTGAAACTAGCACAATTGACCTTGTAAACGGTTCAACTTTTTATAATCAAACTATCACAATCCAACTTTCTCGTAGAGAAGCTGACAAACGCAGAAAACTGCTCTTGCTTGCTTTGGGACAACCTGGGTTGACATTTGTAATTAAAGACAGCAACGGCCTTTATTGGTTGTTTGGGTCAGATGATGACAAAGTTTACTTAACTGGAAATGAAGGCGGGTCTGGAACGGCCAAAGCTGACCTTAACGGTTATACTTTGACTTTCACCTGCGAAGATGCAAAGCCTGTTTTTGAAATTCAAGAAGCAACAGCGCTTGCACTTATAGCAGCATAATAACTGCTTATAAACATAATTTAAAAAAGGCCCTTGCGCTCTCGAAAAGGGCGTAAAGGCCTTTTTTTTGTTTTAAACCTCTTTAATCATAATTAAAAAATGATACACTTAACAGGTAATTCAACTAACGCTGTTGTGGTAACCGCAACCGAGCTCATGCTGAATCAAAGTTTGAATGTTTTGTTTGAATTTGTAAACACGCAAAGCTTCAGGACAGAATATTGCATAACCACTGGCAATACTTCAGCCGCACCAGGCAGGTATGACGTATTTAATATACGTGTTACAACAGGCGCAACCTTATCAAACGCAGAAATTGAACTTAATAAAGATGGCAACTACATATACAGCTGTTTTGAGTGGCCATCAAGCGGTGACCCCGACAATATTAATACATCAGTCCTTCGAAAACTCGAAACGGGCTTGTGCCACGTAACAGGCACAACCGCAAGCTACCCAAATACAAATACCGTCTATTTATAATAAAATAAAACAATGGCAAATTTAATTCAAAGAATATTTAAATCTTCTGCACCAGCACCATCACCATCACCGCAAAGTAATCAAAATGCTGAAGATGCACAAAGCTTTAATTATCAAAGGTTCACGAATAACGTTGGGTATGACCTAAGCCAACCGCGAATTGATATTAACGCAAGGGGTGCGTTTGTTCCGTTTGGTTCTGACAACCTATACCCTCAGCACCTGATTGATATGTATTACTCTTCTCCTTTCCATTCTTCCATTTTGAAGTTTACATCAGACATTTTGATGGCAAGCGATATAGAGGTCGATATTAAAGGCAAAGACGGACTTGAGAAAGACCTTCAACTTACTCGTTTAAAGCGTAAGATGAGCCCTAAATTCATTCGACAGGTGGCACTAGAGACGCTTATTCATAATCGCAATACATTCCTTGTTCACAAAACAAACGGAACAGTAAAAAACGTTGAAGTAATTGGCGCTGAAAAAGTACGAACAGCAACGAATAAAAAGGGTTACTTAATAAATGAGGATTGGCAATACGCAAGCCGTAAAGAAAAGTTCATTACAAAGTTGAATCACGCAAACAAAGAAGGCGGAGTAACCGAGCTATTGCAACTGCAGCAGGACAGTCCAGGACAACGCATATACTCTTTGCCGCAGTATGTTTCAGCTTCAAACTGGATTTGGCTAGATAGTCAAGTGTCTTACTTTCAAAAGCAAAACATTCAAAACTCAATCAACCCATCGGCTATAATCAAAATTTATAAGCAGTTTGCAAACAAAGACGACAAGCAAAAGTACATTAGCAGCTTGCAACAAAGTATGGCGGGTGCACGTAATGCGGGTAAAGTTGTTGTACTGACGTCAAAAGATAGAGAAACGGCGCCAGACATCTCAATGATGGACGCGAATAAGCTTGATGAGGCCTTTGCTGACGTTCAAACAAGTATTGTTAACAACATTGCCTATGCTCATCAAATTTCACCTGTTGTAATGGGTGTAGCAACCTCAGGCAAGCTAGGCGCAACAAGCGAAATACTTGACTCGTTCGCTATTTTCAGCAACACAAAGCTAAAAGCGGTAGTAATTGAGGTGGAGGAAATACTAAATACGGTTGCACAACTATATAACGTTGATGCAAACGTTAAAATAAACCTTTCCGAAGACTTTATTAACGCACTTAAAGACACCGCCGAGAAAAGCGGAGCCTCTGCAGTCCAATTGATGATAAACGCATTAAAATAAACAAAATGATATACTTAATAAGTCAAGCATACATACGTGAAAACTCTCCCGTAACCGAAAACGTTCAAGAGAAGGACCTTTTTCCTCACGTAATTGCGGCTCAATCAAATTATACTCAAAAACTTTTGGGTTCAAACTTTTACGACGAAATACTTTTATCGTTTTCAGCTCAAACTTTGAATGCAGACGAAATAGCACTTGTTGAGAACTACATTAAGCCTCAAGTTATGTGGCGAACAGTCAGCTTAGCGCTGCCTTGGATGGCCAATAACCTTCGAGGTAAGGGTGTATTGCGAAATACAGATGAAAACGCTGTAGTGAGCTCCTTTCAAGAGTTAAACTATCTTAGGAATGAAGCTCAAAATCGAGCAGAGTTCCAGGAGCAACTACTTTTTGATTACTTAGCCAAAAATGTAGAGCTTTTTCCAGGGTATAAAACACAAATTGACCCGCTGATTGATAAGTCAGAAGATAATAACCAATACGACAACGGAATAATCTTTTACTAAAACAAACAAAATGTCATTAAACGCACTATTTGCGACAAAGGGTAAACTATTTATGGGTATGTCACTTGCTCTGCTTACATTTTTTGTTCCTCTTGCTCCACTAGCTATTGCAGTTGGTGTTGCAATTGCTCTAGACACCTTCCTAGGCGTTATTGCGGCAAAGAAAACGGGCGAGAAGATTACTTCGCGCAAGTTTTCTCAAGCCATATTGAAAATGCTTATATACCAGTGTGTTTTGCTTGGTGTGTTTGTCATTGACAAAACGATACTTCAGGGTTTGATGAAGAACTTTTTCGAAACTGAGCTCTTGGCGACAAAGGTTGCTGCTTTGGTTTTAATTTACACTGAGTTAATTTCGGCAAACGAAAACATATTCAAAATATTCAAAGTAAATTTGTTTGATGAGTTGAAATCAATGTTTGGAAAGATGCGTGAAATGGGCGGGAGTGATAAGTTAAGTAGAAAACTTTAAGTGGAAGCCATTTTCATTTAAAGGAAAAAAAGAGGAGCGCTGTCATGACGCCCCTCTTTTTGTTTGCGCTTATTTTGAATTAATTGCAATCCATTCATCAGCCCTAAACATTTCAATGCTATACTTTGTGTCTTTAAAAACGAAAGAACGTTTTAAGTCTATATTAATTAGACCAACATTTAAGTTGTACTGACGTTTGCTATCAATGTTTTCTGTGTTGTAGTCAAAGCCACCGCAATGCACCCTCTTTAGTATTTTGCGCATGCAAGCGTTGCTTTTGTAAGCGAAGTCAACTAGAAGTTTGTTAGCCATTGCTTCGCTTATATTGTAAATTGCAAAGCTTTGTCTTTTTACTTTCTTAATACTTTTTCTTGTAGTTTGTGGTTGCTGAGCAACTTGTAGTGTACTTATCATTGTGGGTTTGTATTTGTTCATTCCAAAGATAAGTATAAAGTTTCAATCCACCAAACAATTATATCATTATTTTTCTATTCTCATTACGACATCAAGATAAAAAGAGGTCACTCCCCAGCGACCTCTTTAAAACCAAACAAATACCATTACCAGCGCTGAGCGCCTCAATAAGTACTTTGCAAAGGTACAACCTTTTGTTGGAAAAAAGAAATTTAATCTTCATTCAATCCCGTTCTTTGCTTTCCAAATTAAAAAACCACTGTTTATGCTTGAATTGGTTATTGTTGGGCTTCCATTCCCTTTTTTCTTTCCCCTCACTTGGCACCAAGCTCTTTTCATAAACATAATTTTAAACCACTGCTTTGTTTTTGGGTTGTCACTTTCAATGCAATAGCTTTTATTGAAAAACCCAAACACTTTGCCAAGGGGGTCACCAAAGTGACGTATGCCAAATATGTTGGGCTCATCAAACTTATCCCCTTTCTTCATATGAGAAAAGAGTTTATTTCCAGCTTGAAGAACAATGAATTCACTTATTCGAATTTGCTTTGGGTTTATATTTTTAATCTTCATTCAATTCCGTTCTTTGCTTTCCAAATTAAAAAAGCACTGTGTATGTTTGCATTGGTTATTGATGTGCTTCCATTTCCTTTTTTCTTTCCCCTCACTTGGTACCAAGTTCTTTTCATGCACATAATTTTAAACCACTGCTTTGTTTTTGGGTTGTCACTTTCAATGCAATAGCTTTTATTGAAAAACCCAAACACTTTGCCAAGGGGGTCACCAAAGTGACGTATGCCAAATGTGTTGGGCTCATCAAAATGCTCACCTTTCTTCATGTGAATAAGGAGTTTATTTCCAGCTTGAACCACATTGAATTCACTTGTTCGAATTTGCCTTGGGTTTATATTTTTAATCTTCATTCAATCCCGTTCTTTGCTTTCCAAATTAAAAAACCACTGTGTATGTTTGCGAAGGTTATTGTTGGGCTTCCATTCCCTTTTTTCTTTTCCCTCACTTGGTACCAAGCTCTTTTCATAAACATAATTTTAAACCACTGCTTTGTTTTTGGGTTGTCACTTTCAATGCAACGGCTTTTATTAAAAAAGCTATGCACTTTGCCAAGGGGGTCACCAAAGTGACGTATGCCAAATATGTTGGGCTCATCAAACTTATCCCCTTTCTTCATATGAGAAAAGAGTTTATTATTAGCATGAAGAACAATAAAATCATTTGTTCGAATTTGCTTTGGGTTTATATTTTTAATCTTCATTCAATTCCGTTTTTTGCTTTCCAAATTAAAAAAGCACTGTGTATGTTTGAAGCGCCTATTGATGGGCTTCCATTCCCTTTTTTCTTTTCCCTCACTTGGCACCAAACTCTTTTAATGCACATAATTTTAAACCACTGCTTTGTTTTTGGGTTGTCACTTTCAATGCAATAGCTTTTATTGAAAAACCCAAACACTTTGCCAAGGGGGTCCCCAAAGTTGCGAATGCCAAATATGTTGGGCTCATCAAACTTATCCCCTTTCTTCATATGAGAAAAGAGTTTAATTTTATTGTGAAGAACAATAAAATCATTTGTTCGAATTTGCTTTGGGTTTATATTTTTAATTTTCATCTTGCCATTTTTTCAAGTCAAAGTTGAATTCAAAATCTTGGTTTAAATCCCAGTTTAAACTAGGGTCTTCTAAATTAACGTCTTCAAACTTCACTGGTTTTATTCCTTCATTTTCAAAGTGTTTTTTAAGAATAAATTCCATTGATGGAAACTTTTTCTTTGGTCTTGGTCTATCTTTTGTCCAGGCCCTATATACGTTGAATGCGCATTGTATAACCCTTGAGTTGCTATACACTTGTTCACCCAGGTCAAAGGTGGCTATAAGCTCTCCTTGTGCGTAGTTTGTCCAATAGTTATCAAACTGAGAAAAAGGCAAAATGAAACCTACATAATTACAACTTTGAAGACCTTTTTTAATAAACTTTGGGTAAAGCCTTTCTCGACCTATACCAAAGGGAGGGTTGCCAATACTTATCGTGCCTGCAGTATAAGGTGTGCTTGCCTTAAGGTAGTCTTGTTTTACAACGTTGTAACTTTCTGGCGCTTCTGGATAAAGGTCCGAACCAAAGCAAGGTATTTGGTTTGCTGTAACTGAAGAGAAGGCCTTCATAAAGACACCGCTACCCGCCGCTGTTTCAATTGCGAACTTTAAATCAAAGTCTGGGTCGTCATTTTCAATTGCATTAAACATATTAATTACGCATGAAACAGCTATACTGTTAGGCGTATAGTACTTGTCATTGTTTATTCTAGTGCTTGCCATTATTTTAGTTTTTCATCTTTTTTTGCTTGCATTCTTGCAAGAACTTTTTCTCGGTTGTTTTTATAATACACCCTTGCTCTTTCTCTATTTTTAAGCATATAATTGTCGTCTTTTTTCTTGAGCCTTTGAATGTAAGCTTTCTGGTAACCCTTTACCTTTTCTGGGTTTCTTTTTTGCCATTTGATTACGAGCTCAATATGCCTTAGTCGGTATTCTTCATACCGAAGAAGAGCGCTATCTTTTGCTTGCTGTATATTATTTTCATAATACAACTTGCTAGTCACTTTTATCTTATCAATATTCTCTTTGCGGTAAGTAGCGTGCTTTTCTTTTAATTCAACCTTATTGGTTTGGTAGTAAGCTCTGGCGCGGTCAATGTTTTCCAGGTAATAAAGCCTATGAGCAATTCTAATTTTCTCAACGTTAGCTTTACGCCACTCAATCTGTTTTAATCGAGCACAAGGCTTGCAATGAGCCTGGCGCTTGTCTGGACCTCTTCTGCTAAACTCTTCTAAAGCTTTGGTCTCTTTGCATTTACTGCAAAACTTTTGTTCTTCTATCATCTCTTGGTTTCTTTATTATAAATAGAGAAGAAAAACCTTTTCACTTATTTAATTTCAATAAAAAAGGCCTGTAACTTAATCATTACAGGCCTTTTTTTATATTTAAGCTTAATACTTTACGCAAACATAAGTTTAACACCTAGGTAAATGAGGTAGGCAGCTATTGCAAGACTAATAATTGGCATAATGATGCCTCCGTTGTCTTCTTCTTTTTTTGAATCTTTTTCGTTTTCTTTCATGATACTTTTAATTGAATGATTTGTTTGAATGATTTGTTTAATATACGTTTGCTTTAACATAAGGTTACGTTTGGTGCAAACTTTTTATAAAGAAAAGTTATATTCCTCTTCAAACTCATTTTGAATGAGCATTGATAAATCGTTTTTGTTTGATTGAATGGAGAGGTTTTGTTTTGCAACAAACTTTTCCTCTAGTTCTCTTTCGTTTTGTTTTGATTGGAGCATGAAATCAAACAATAATTCTGATGCCCTGTTGTGAACCCACTTATTTATCGCTTTGGCGGAGTAAAAGTTTTTAACCCACTTGTTTTTTGAAAACCATTTGTGGACTCTTATTGCTTTTTCAACTGCAGTTTGCAACATATTGTGGGAACAGAAGTATCTGTTTGCTACTTGCCACCCATTAAAAAATCTCTTCTTAATTCTCAATAGGCCTTTATTGATTAAAGACCTCTTTGTGCGTTTAAGAGTTGATAGTGCAACACCTAGCAACTCACAAAGGCTTCTGTTGCATATTATTGCCTGGCCATACTGACCTTCCAAAGATAAGAGAAGTGAAGCTAAAAGCGCCTCTGTGGGCTTTAGACCAATGCTTAGGACCGCTTGTGGTACCATAACATATAAACCGTCACAATTAGGGATTATTTTTTTAAGAGCTTTAGCTGCAGTAGTACGATGGCAGTTTATTTTCTCAGCTACTTCTTTTATTGTGGTGACCTTCTTGCTTACAGCACTTGCCAGCAATTCCAATGGTGTAATACCTTTGGAGAGTTGTTCAAGTTGTATTTTATAAGCAGTGGTTTCCATAGTGTTTAAAAAAAAAGCCTCCCTATCAGTTCTTGTACTTTGCCTTGTCAACCACGAACCAACAATTTTAGAATTTGATAGAGAGGACTTTTAAAATGTCCTTGTTTTGTCAGTTTGTTTTCGCGGTTAACATCTATAAATAGAACGAAAAATTCTTTCTACACCACAATATTAATCTTTTTTTATCATAACACCAAGCTAAAGATATTAACTTAAATTGAACAATTTTGAATCTCTTGCCTGGCGCGGGATACAGAGGGCGATGTCAGTTTTTGACCCCCCACTTATAATGTATTAAGTTTAGAAAACCATCTTGTTTTAGGGCTTAGCTTTTTTCAGTTGGGCCTTTGGCCACCTCGCTACGCTTCGTTTCGGAATTAAAGAAAAAGAAAGAAAGAACACAAACACTCTTCATTAAAGAAGCAGTTTTACAACATTGGAATTATACACCCCGAAGAAAGACTTGTTGTGTGCTGCCACTGGGCAGCTAATAGCGGCCACGAACGTAAAGGCTTTCTTTGCTTTCTTTTTTGTTTAGGTATAGAAAGGGATTGAAAAGTGTTAAAGTGGGCACAGAGGCTTTTTGTGTGCTGCCACTGGGCAGCTAATAGCGGCCACGCATGATGATTCTTTTTTGCTTGCTTTTTTTAAAGAAAGAAAACCAGCACCTTCCTTTTTGAAAGAGAAAGTAAAACGATAAAAGGAAATACTCCCCGAAGCAATGCCAGGCACCACCCTTTCTTTCTTATTGTAATTCCGAACTATTGTTTTCTTATACATATTTACATACATAAGGTTATTGGTTCACCTTTAAAAGTAGGGCTTCCTTCGAAGGAGCAAATAAAGAGAGGTGTGGTGCCTCTTTTTTCTTTTCGTAAAGTTTCGTAATTAAAAAAAATAATACTTGCGTTTTACTTTTTTGCCCTTATTTATTTAAACAGTGCAAAAAACAAACAAAAAACAAACCAAATGATACCAACACAGCAAACCACGCAAACAATGCGTAATTACCTTCGCAACAAACCAAACTACTCAGACTTATTAATGTCAGCCGTAACTTTTCAAGACAGCAGCAACAGTAGTCGTTATAAAGGAACTGGGGACCGCTATAGCAAACACGATGGCATATGCTTAAACAAAGAGCAACAACAGTCATTCCTTGAGTTAAAATATAGAAAATACAATATGAGCTACTTTGAACAAAACCCGCCCCTAATAGAACTTAAAAAGTACTTGCACCTTAAAAGTTTAGAAAAGGCCTTTTATGTCAATTTTGTAGAACAAGAAGGAAAGACAATAATGCTTTCCTGGGATATGCAAGATGAAACCATCTTCACTTCTTCCGCCCCTCAACCAATGCCACTTCCCTTCGAAACTTTATTCAGCGGTAAGCATAAAGTGCAAAAGCAAGTGATGTACTTAAATATTGATAAGGCAACGCAAAAAGACGTAACAAGCCTCATGTACAACAACCTCCCACTCATTATACAAAACGTATACAACTCACAAAGATAAAATAAGTTTATTCTTATTTATTTACGACTTTCAGTTATTTATTGTTATTTATAATAAAGAGCAATAATGAAAGACGTAGACGTAAACGAAGTGTTAAACACAGCAATTAAAATTAGCAAGAGCGAAGTAAATGAAAACGATATGCTCAGCTTTTTGAAGATTGCTTTGGCTTACCACTCACGCTTGAAAAACATAAATGTAAGCGCTTTAAGGCTAAGTAGGACTATTGTTCAATTCGAAAACAGTACTGAAGGCCAGAGCGCTTATAATTTAATACTTTTCTTGCTGCAGGACATAGACGAAATATACCTTTTCAACGACGCAGACCTTGAAAGCCTGGAAGAGGCTGACTTAATAAACTTTGTTTACCTAGTAGTAAACGCAATATTTACATTAGGTTTAATAAATTCGGCACGACAGGAGGACTACAACTTCGCAACCTTTCTTAGAAAGAAACTTAAAACAGCAAGAAGTTTAACAGACGAGTTAAGCTTTGAAGACAAAGGCTTCATTGCGTTTGTTAAAAGCTTAACGAACACCTTCTCTTTTAATCATTCAGTCGCATGAATGGTGAAGCTATAATAGAGCGTTTAAAGCAAGTAAGGCTTTCACTTGGTGTTATGCCTTTAAAGCAGAGCAATACCGCCGCCAGAAGCTTTAATAACAACCATAGCATTAAGAATAGGTTGTTAAGTATAAGGATAGCAATTCAAAACAAAAAATAAACAACGATGACACAGGAAGAAAGAAAAGAATACAATGCTAAGTACAGGATTGAGAATGCTGATAAAATAAAGAAAAAGATAAAGAAGCATTACGATGCTAATAAAGAGGTTTTTAAAGAGCGGCGCAAGAAGTACTATGATAAAAATAAGGCTAAAGTGTTGCAACGGGCCCAGGAAAAGAGAGAAGAGAAAAGAGAAGAATACAACGCCTACTTTCGTAATTACAGAAAAGACAACTTGGAAAAAATGCAAGACTACGGTCGCAATTACCAAAAAGCTTTAAGGTCACAAACAAAAGACAAAGATGATGAATGATGATGAGTGGAAAAATATTATTGCAAAATGGAGAAAAAGCGATAAGAGAAAAAAAGTTGTTGCGTTTAATAACAATAAAATAGCGACCGTAAAACAACTAGACATTTTTGAAGACATTGTTAATGCTTACTTGTCTCCCAAGTACCTCGACACGTTAATCGATGATATGGAGTGGCATAATATATACCAGGAGCAAAAAGACTGTGTTGACGTTTATACGGGAAGAATCTTCATGCTGCACAAAGACCTTGGGATGAATGAATTGACTGACAATGTAAAAAGCACTTATTTTCAAGTTCAAGTTGTGGAAGACATTGCAATGTTTTTGGCTGTCAAACTTCTTTGCATAGAAAGAGAAGATTATATACTTGCTAAAAAAGTCAAAGAGATACAGACTAAGTATGTTGCTATTATGCTTTTAGTACAAAATAAGCTTAAACAACAAAGTGAAGAAGAGGGCATAATTCAAAAGACTTTGAATTTGGAAGAGTTGATTTATGATAAAAAAATTAATGAATGATGATTATTAAAATAGCCCAGTACGCCGTTGAAGATGGTCTTTATAAGCCCGTTTGTGTTTACAATGACATAGCTATTGCCGCTGAGACTTTAGGGTGCCCTGAAGCTTATTTAAAGATTTATCTAGATACTAGTGAGCTTGTTTCTAATACGCCTTATAAAGCTATGCTTAACTGCGTTTTTCTTTTCGAGAAACACCCAGAAGAAAAAGCAACAGCAAAACCGCAACCACAAGAAGAGTTGAAGACTGAAGATTGCCGTGAAAAACATATAAGAAAAGTGAGAGAGTGGCAAAAACAAAACCCCAAATCTCTTTCTTCTTACCAAGCTAAGTACGTAGCGAACAACAAAGAGAAAATTGCTAAAAGAGCAAAAGAAAGTTATCAGAAGAATAAGACCCAACTAAAAGCGAAAGCACTTGCCCGTTACTACAAGGAAAAAGAGAATAAATCATCTAAAAAATAACCAAACAAATTGACCAAAAAAACCCTAGACAAACACCTGCAAAGTAATTACCTCAATTGGATTACTTATATAAGCAAACTATACCCGAAATATAGAAGTAAAGTCCCTGATAACATTATTGAATGCTATTGTTATATGGTAAGGCGCGGTGCACACGAACAAATTAAAGACGAGAATGGTCTGCGTGCATACTTTACGAACTGGGTTTATACCAGGAACTTCAACTTTTTTGTTAAGAAGAAAGAAGAACCGATTGACGTAACAACTTTGGACCTAACGCATGAAGAAATGGAAGATATTACTTCACTTCGTATTGAAAGTGTTCGAAACATTGTTAATAACTTTTCTCTGGATGAACAGGTTCTTTATTATGCACGTTACGCAGATGGTCTAACTGTTAAACAGCTAAGTGAAAAGTTTAAAATCAAACCCAAAACGCTTTATTCCCAATTGAATAAGTTAAAGAATAAGATAAAAAACAAGATATGATTTCCACCGTTGTAATTTCGCTCTCTATATTAATCCTCTTTCACCTAAGCAAGCCTGGAATGAAGATTAAAAACGCTTTATTAAGCCTTTTAATGAAAGATAAAAGCAAAGCAATCAACTTTATCCTTACAATGCTATTATGCCCAGGTTGCCTAGCCTTTTGGCTCGCAGGAGCCTGCTATATGATAGTTCCTTTTATTCCACCAGTACTTTGCATTATGATTGTTACTTCGGCAATTGTTCATATTATTATGAGCGCATACTATTTATCATTATAACGTTATAAAACCTTGATATGAATATTGAAAACAACATTAAAGAAGCGTTTTTAAAGACTGAAGTTGATGTTCTTGAGGCAGATATTGAAGAGATTAAAGAACACGTCAACAAGCGCTCTTGGAAGGCCCACGAAACCGCTTCTATGTTTCGAATGAACAATTACTATACGGCCGTTAATGAATATGGTCAGCACTGTCCATCCTGCAGGGTTGCTGTCCAAAGAAGATGTAGGTTAATTTTGGAAGTATACGATAAAATAAAGCAAGATGGGACGAAAAAAACAGATTGAAAAGCCATTGGATGAAAATTTTCAAGATGATATTCAAAAAAAGGTTGAAAAGCGTATTGATAAACACAAGAGTCACATTCAAAAGACGGGTCACAATAAGATTAAAAGGAGTGTGACACAATACTTAACACCAAAAACACTCCACATTGGCCGAAAGGTAAACCAAGATAGATTAATTAGGGTGCATACAGTTGCTAGGTGTATGGCCGAAGGTCAACAAGCTTTAACCATCTTTGATAAGTATGGTAAAAAGTGGGGTTGTAGCATTGAAAATATATACCAATACCGAACAGAAGCTCGCGAGTTGTTCACTAAAGACCTTTTAAGCGGTCAAGGGTTGGCCGACGACATATTGCATAAGTACTTTTACCTATATGAGAAATGCGTTGAAGAAGAAGACTTTGAAGGTGCCAGGAAAGTGCTTGATAGCATAGGCAATTTAACTAAGACCATTAAAATTGATGTAACAAGTGGAGGTGAAAGCTTTGTAAGCCCAACAACTATTAAGTTAGTTGAGATTGCAAACGATAAAATTGAAGATATAGATTTTGAAGAAGATGAGTGAACTAAAGATAAAGCATACCAAAGTATTTACAAAGAATATTAAAGCTTTTCAAAACGCTGATGTAAGGTTCATTGTGAATAAAGGTGGTTCAAGGAGCAGCAAGACTTATAGTATTCTTCAGCTATTGGTTTGGTATGCATTGTCTAATAATCATAAGACGATAAGTGTTGTTCGGAAGACAATGCCCGCACTAAGGGCCAGTGCATACCGAGACTTTCAATCAATTTTGAGTGAACTTAATCTTTGGGATGGAGTTGAACACAATAAGACCGAGTCAAAATTTACCTTTAAAGACTCAAACACTATCATTCAATTCTTTTCGACGGATGATGCGGCAAAACTGAGAGGTCGTAAGCATGATGTGGTTTACATTAATGAGGCAAACGAACTAAACGAAGATGATTTTCTTCAACTAAACCTAAGGACCAAGAGCAAGATTATTTTGGACTATAATCCTTCTGACTTAATAAAGTGGATTGAAGACTTAAAGAAGACGCCTGAAAATATGGTTGAAATACATTCAACTTATAAAGACAATAGCTTCTTGCCGACTGCTCAGGTGCGTGAAATTGAAAGCTTGATTAATAAAGACGAAGTAAACTATCAAATTTACGCATTGGGTATACACGCTGAGAAGAAAGAACGAGTATTCACTCGTAAAGAGTGGGGCGATTTTCCAAGTGAAGTTGATTTCGTTTATGGAATGGACTTCGGTAGCGTTGACCCTACAACTGTTGTTAAAGTTTACATTAATGATGGAGTAGTTTATATGGATGAAATGTTTTTTGAGTCCAACTTAAATCCAAAGCAGATGCTTGAAAAGATGAATGACGTTGAAATAAGCAAACAACATATAATTTATCCAGACGTGTCACGACCAGACTTAATAGACTATTTATCAGTTGAAGGTGGTTACCAATTTGCAAAGAGCGATAAGACTATTAAAGCGGGGTATGACTTTTTACGTAATCACAAGTTCATTGTGGCACCTGGAAGTGAAAATATATGGAAAGAATTAAGTCGTCATAATTATAAAGTGATAAGAGGCGAAATAACGAGCACCCCAGTTGACTTGTTTAATCACTCGATAGATAGCATACGCTATGCAGCATACACCCACTGGGGAAAGATATTAAATTACGACGATGATGTATTTACATTCGACTATTAAAGTTATAAAAAGTTTATGAAAAGCTATAATCAAATTATAAACACCTTGCTCAACTTTGCATCAGCTCACCTCCAGGTGAATAGTGCAGGTGAAGGTTTCAGTCAAGACCTTAATGAGTTTTTAAAGAACAACAATGATGGTTCATTCTTGTTCTATGAACTAAGGAGCATACAGCAAAACACAAACCTAATCGATTACAATATTAGGGTTTATGCAGTAGACTTTAAGCAAAAAGACAGCAACAACTTGCGTGACGTTATAAGCGACACTGCCCAGATACTCGTGGACCTTCGTAAGTACCTTATCAACAATTGGCAAACCAACTCTATTTTCTCTACTCAGTTTGACTCAACGACTTTATTGCCTGTTAATAACTTTTCTGCTGATTATTTGGCTGGGTTCTTTATGGACATCAAGATAAGCTCGGCTTTAATTGAAAGCGATTGCGACATACCTGCAATGGTAAACAACTGTCCTGCAGTAGCATTTTATCTAAACGATGTATTTGTTGGAAGCGCGTTTGATTCACTGTTTTACAACGTTGTAAATGATGATGGTGGTCAAGTAGGTTCAATTGTTGGTGGTCAATGGGTTGTTCCCTTTAACGCAATAAGCGTTCAAAATAATCAAGGTGGTCAATTGGCTTTAATTTCATCATTCCCTGCTGGAGGAATTGAAAACCTTGGCACCATAAAAGTATTTGATGGAATAAATGGAGACAATGCATTTGGCGTAACTAACTATCCAACTTCAAACCTAATTATAAACAGGAGCATCGAAAGCATTTCACTTTCAGGTATTGGTGAATCACTTTATATAAACTTTTCAGGAAGCTCTTCTAATTATAACTTCAGTGTAACAAGCACCGACGCAACACTTAGCGCTGGAACAAACAATTGTGGTGAAAACTTTGCATTTCAAGTTCCGAATTCACTCATTCAAAATTCAAACTCAAGCTTTTCAGTTTCATTGCCAGCAACTTCTTCACTTACGCTAACTGATATTGTGATAACAACTGAAAGTGGAACCGTAATTGACCCAGGATACCCTGCAGCACTTAACTTATCACTTGATAATTTCAACTTGAACAACTCAACTGGTGGTACGCCTGCTTTCGATTATGAGTACCCAGGAGCAGACCCTTTGCAATTAGGCAATATAACAGTTACAAACGTTGATGGACAGTCTCAAACGCTTCCTTTTAGCTTTGGGTTGGCTGTAAACTTTTCAGGTGTTTCATCTGCAGGTGGTATACTTTATCAAAGGCCTCATTATAATGGTTTAACCACAAGTTATGCTAACGGTGACGTTGGATGGCAAGTAGCGAATGGAGGTTATAATTATAGCACCACCGCAACAACAATTCAAAGACTTGACTTTGACGCAGCGGACCCAATGTATACACTAGTTAATGATAATGAGTTTGGAACAAAGATAAGATTTACAAATGACGCAGGTGGGGCAGCTTCTGATTCAAAAGCCCAGTTTGAAGAAGCTGATTTTGGAGGTGCTACGTTTTATTATATTATAGACCACTTAACTGGTCTGGGTTGGCTTCAGTTTAAAGTTGCTTTTGGTAACAATTGGACAACTTCAATTGCAGCTGCTCATGCTTTTAGCTATTCAGGTTCGAGTGATTGGCGTTTGCCTTCAAGGGCCGAATTTAATTCAGCGATGAATTATGATTCATCTTACTATTTAACTTCAAACATTTGGAACCGTTCAATAAGAATTTCAGGCGTAAGCGGAAGTGACGTATTTGCTTGGCACGCCGACACCGATGAAACCGTAAGTACGGGGAATGCGTTTAGAATAAACTCTTCAGGCGATATGGCACGTGCATCAAAGACCTCAACAAGCAGTTATGGTGCATACGTATGTAGAACCCATTATTCATAAGAAAACAACACTCTTTATTGAAAAGGAAATTACATCGGTGGAATATGTTATCCCCCGAAATAAACAAAAAAGATATGGCAGATTTAAAGGATTACCAGTGGGCGTTAAATGGCGTTCAAACAATACAAGACTTCACAATGAACAACCCTCACTTCAAAGTGGCAAGAGTTGACTATAATGCAATCACGAAAGTAGCTCGTTTAGAGCTTATGTTCACTGAAGGCGTTGATGGTGTTAACGTTGTTGCACGTGACTTCAGTTTACCTGTTACAGGTACTGATGAGGGATTAAGTAAAGCAACGGTTGCTGGGGCAATAAGTCAATTATTTCCAAACGCAATTCAAATTAACCCATAATGGCGGTAAACTTTCAATCTTACGAAGGTCAAATTAAACAAGCGTTTCAATCTTTCCTTCAAAGTGAAGGTTTGGTTGAGACAGGTGCGCTTGTTGGGTCTATTCAAGTTGCTTTCAATTTGAACAATAATTTTCCTGTTTCAATCCAAATTGAAAGTGAGGATTATTTATTATACCTAGGCGCGTTGGAAAAGTTTTATAACACGCAACAACTTGAAACAATTTTAGAAAGTCTTTTTAAAGATGTAATCGAGTCAAAACTTAAAGAAGAAGAAGAATAATGAGCGTAACAGTAAGCGGTAGTCCGCAAAACCAAGGCAGGTTAAGCCCAGCATATAACCCTATTGTTTATTATGTTGACTCACCAAACACAAGTGAGCCAAACTATCGATACATAGCTGAGTTCTATAACACCGATAGCGCTGAATTAATGTTTACCAAGAAGGTTCCGCCTCGTCCAATCGATAGTTTTGGAGTAATAGATTGCAATCGTCAGCTTTCGGATTATGTGACTTATGCAAGTCCTAGTTCCACTGGTGTAACAAACGCTCCTGCAACGTATTTACGTTATAACATTAAGCTACGTGAAGAATATACAAGAAGTTATCTATGGACGTCGTATAGCGAGTCCACTGGTTTGCCTGCTGGCTTTAACGGAATGGTTGAGTTAACTTTTCAAGAAGACATACCTTACGTTGCAAACGACCAGATAATCATTAATCAAAGTGACGGAGGGTTAGAGCAACCTTTGCTTGAAGGTATTTTAACTGTTGTATCAACTGGCTCATCATCAAGCGTTGTCGTGAACAGGACCTATGAAAGTGTTGCTGGTAACGTTCCAGGAACAGGTTCAACAGTATCAGGCACCACTTATTATGCGGATGGAACAAAGTTTATATCATCTTCTGAAGATGCAACACTCGTAACTGGGACTTCGGTGTTTAATGGAGCAATTCCTCATAATGACTTTATGGATTATGATTGGGATACTTATCAAATACCACTTACAGGTAGCGTTGGAGCAACAGACGGTAACTGGTTAAGCACTTTACCACTTACAGGTGCCACAATGAACAGGAACCAACACCTGCTATTGAATGCATTTACGAACTTTAGAACAACTTCCGTATTGAGATACGTATATCTTGAAAACGATTTAGGGACCATTAAGAGAAGGCTTAAATTGTTTTCATCGAATTATATAACGCCAATAAATGCGGGGCCTGGCAATGCAACAGAAGGCCAGTACACGACTGTAGCGGGGTCAGGAAGTATTTTTGATGCAGCGGCCAAGTGGTATACGGTCCATTTAGGTGATACAAGTGGTACTTTAATAAAAACGCAGAAGTTTAAGATTATGCTTGACAACAGGTGTTATAAGCATGAGCCCGTTAACTTAATGTTTTTGGATTCTTTGGGTAGCTTTTCAAGCTTTGCGTTTAATTATAAGTCAGAGCAAACTCAAAATATCAAAAGGACCACGGCAAGATATGCTTTGGGTGAGTTGAACAGTGAAACTAATGAGTATAGCTACACTCCTGAGCAATTTGGAGAGGGCACCTTAGACGTTTCAAAGGTAGAACGACTAAGTATAACAACTGCTTGGTTATCCGACGTTGAATCAGCTCATTTTCAAGAGTTGATAAGTTCACCTTACGTGCTATGGCAAGACCCAAATCAAACAGGTCGTAACTATCCTGTTATAGTGGAAACAACTAGCAGCATTCTGCAGAAGAAGATTAATAATAAGAACATACGTTACACCATCGTTATACGTTTTGCAAACCAAAACGCAATTAACTGGTAAGAAGTAACACAAAGATAAGTAAAAAATGGTAAAGGTACAAATTATTAACACTGATTATCAAGCTGAATTGATAGCTGATGATAAGCTCGCTTTTCCTTTGACAAAAACCATCGCAGACGTGTCGGATATTTCGAAACGAGGTGGTTCATTTTCAAAGACGGTTGTTTTTCCTGGAACAAAAGCAAACAACCTAGCGCTTGGTCAGCTTTATGACATCAATTTAGAAAGTGAAACCTTCAATAGAAAGGTTGTTAATAAATGTGTTGTAATGAAGGACGGCACCCTCGTGTTTGAGGGCAACTTGCGTCTATTAAAAATCAACACGCAGTCGGATGAGGCTACAACCAAAAAAGCGGTAAGCTATGAGTGCGTAATTTATTCGGAGGTTGCAACTTTTTACGCCAACATTCAAGGTCGAAACCTATCGGAATTGGATTTGTCCAGTTTCGACCACCTCTACACTGCAGCTGGGTCAGTTGCAAGTTGGTCCCATACACCTGCTGAGGGTTACACTTACCCTTTGCCTTTCCTTAATGAAAACGACAACGTATATGACCTAAATGAATTGCGCCCCGCACCTTTCGTTAAGACTTTATTTGATAAAATATTTGCCAACGCTGGGTACACCTATACTTTTGACCAGCAAGACAACAAAGATATTCAATTTAGCAACCTCATATTGCCATATTCTCAAGAGGCTCCCGAATTATCACCTGAGGCGTTTGATATATTCTATTCTTACGCTCAAAACACTACGGGTTCAACTTATTCTTCTCCGCCTGGTTATGGAGCCGATGGAAAACAAACACCTTGGCTTAATGGTAGTTTAACTATTGAACAGTTTTATAATGCTTATCGAATTGAAGCAGGTGAAAACGAGATAGATAACGGTGATAATTACGATATAACAAACAACACCTACACCGCACCTATACAGGCAGCAGCGGCCCAGTATTATACATTCAGAGTAAAGGCTAAGTTGACTTTCAATGCTGTAAATAACACTGGTGCACCAGCTTATATTAGAACGGAGTCAGCTGGTGCAGAGTTCAATGGAAGTGCACCACGAGGATGGATTTATTCAGTTGGAGTCAGAGCAGTCAATGATAGTTTTCAAGGAATAGGTGTTGCAAGTACAATACCTATTGCGCAATTGTTCAGTGAAAGTACTAATATTTATACGCTTCCATCGGGTACGACGCAGTTAGATAGTCGTGTTGTTGAATTTGATATGCAAGTACCTTTCATATTAGAAGCGGAAGACATAAGGCTTCGTACGCAGTTAACAGTTCAGCAGGTTGGTTTGCCAAGAAGATGGGCTGATATTAGTGTTGGGAGCATTGCACCATCAAACTATGTTGAAATTGAGAATGAACTACTATTCGATGATATTGAGGTTCAATTTTTCCCGACACCAACAAACGTTTCTTTCGGTGCTCGTCTTGAATTAAGCGACTTCGTTCCAAAGATGAGCCAATCTGAATTCTTGAAGTCAGTTGTAAATATGTTCAACCTCTTTATTGACGTGGACGAAAACGACTCGACCAACCTCATTATCAAAACGCGTGATAACTACTTTGACACAGGTGAATTAAAAGACTTTTCAAAGAAGATTTTGAAAGACAATGGTGAAACCTTAACCTATGCTAATGAATCGGCCAAGAGGTCCAAAATATTCACTTATAAACAAGGAAAAGATATTATTAATACCGTTTACCAGGACGAGTTAAATGAAACGTATGGCCAGTTCACTTACGTCTTCGACGATAACAACCTAAGGGGTGTTGATAAAATGGAAATAGGCTTTCAGCCTGCGCCTATTGTTAAAACGACCAATGATATGTTTGTTTTGCCAATCAACGGGTTTGAACCGAAGACCAACCAACTCATCGTTTTGAAGGGTGAGCTAAGAAACTGCGGTCCTTATTCAATTGTGGACAGGTACATAGACTTAGACTATCAATCTCCAGAAGGCGAATTAGGGCTCACTCAGTACTTGTATTGCGGTCACCTTAACGACCCAATAAACTCGACGTTTGAGTTGAATTTTGCGCACCCAAAATACTTACTGTACAACAACACTGTAAGTGTAACAAACAACAACTTGTTTAACCTTCACTGGCGTCGAACAATGAGTCAAATAAATAACGGAAAAATATTCGAAGCTTTCTTCGACTTGAATGAGAATGATTTTAAGAATACGAAGCTAAATGATATTATTTTCGTTAACGACACTGCGTTCAACATATTGGAAATTTCGGATTTCGATGCTACAATCAAGCGTCCGACCAAAATGAAATTAATTACGGTTGATGAGGAAATTTCTTACGGAAACTACTCTCAAATACCGAACGTAATAACGATTGGAGACAACCCGATTGGCGTTCCAGGTGGCGAACCTATAGGTGGAGGAAGCGGGTCAAACCCAATACCTCAATCACCTGCAGTATTTCAATTTCAAAACATACTTTCTTCTCCATCTCCTGCTCCTTTTAGAGGGGCTGCGGTTCAAGGTCTTGCTTCAACTAGGACTAGGTCAAGAAACATCATAATTTCCAACGCTGTAAACCAAGTTAATGGAAAGTATAACTTCATTGCCGAGGGAGCAAGCAACAACGTTGTAAATGGAAACTTAAACACACTATCGACTTACGCCGAGTTCAACACAATAGGTGGTCAATTAAATGTGGTTGAGGGAAACTATAATGAAATCTTTGGAAGCAATGTAAATGCAACTGGCAACAGTGAAACTTTCATAGAAACGTTCCCAACTATAACTGGAGGAACGAATTTTGACTTTCTTATTTCAAGTGGAGGCACTGTTGTATTTACAGACTTTATTGGAATAGATTTAGTAGATGAAAATATAAGATTAGGCAACCCTTCAGAAAACCAACCCTTTAATAATTCAGGAATAGGATTAGTTACTGGAGGCCCTTTAAACTATCAATTTAATTCATCTTATTCAAGTGTTGTTGGAGGGAATGAAAACTCTTTAAATGGTTCTATTTATTGTTCAATATTAGGAGGGCGTGAAAATTTTATGGTTACTGGACAGCCAATAACTGCTTGTACTATTGTAGGTGGGCAATCAAATGAGTTTAGTATTGCTTCATCTAACTCTTCAATAATTGGCGGTGTATTTAATGAAATTGAATTTTCCAACAACACATCAATAATTGGAGGTAATAATAATTTCGTAAAAAACTTAACTAACAGCGTCATTATAGGAGGTAACTTTAATTATATA